ACCAAACAATATTATCTACGAATATTTAAAAGACTACCCAAATACCCCAAATAATACTTTAGCTAAAAAAATCTATTCAGACAATCCAGCACAATTCAAAAGTGTTGAATCAATCAGAAGATTAATTAGATATTACAGAGGTTCAGATGGGGATGCTAACAGAGGTTTTGCAAAAGAACATATAGATTACTTAGCTAAACTAAAAGAGGAACTACCAAAAGGAGAAACCGAAAAAGTAGAACCTTATTACTTACCTAAAGACCGTCACAAAGTTTTAATTATTAGTGACATTCATCTGCCTTACCATGATGACAAGGCTTTATTTGCTGCTTTGGAATACGGATTAAAAGAAGAGGTTGATACTATCTATATAAATGGTGATTTATTAGACTTTGCTTTAATCTCCAAACACGAAAATACTACTACAAAACATTCTGTTAAATACGAGTTAGATTGTGCTAAAGTATTTTTAAAAGGCCTTAGAGAAATGTTTCCTAAAGCTTTAATAATTTATAAGTATGGAAACCATGATTTAAGATTTGACAAGTGGATTAGACTTAAAGCTCCTGAGTTATTAGATATTGAACACATAAATTTAGCTGAGATACTTGGTTTGCGTGAATTAGACATAATTCAGTTAGATAGTTTGCAATGGTGTTACATGTGGGACATCGCAGTTTTACATGGTCATGAGCTACCAATGAAAAGTGGAGGGATTAACCCAGCAAGAGCTGCAAGATTAAAGATAAATAGACCACTTATAATAGGGCATTTCCACCGACAGAGTAAAGATGCTGGAATGATTTTAGGAAAGCCGTACTATTATGCTTATTCAACTGGATGCCTTTGCGATTTATCCCCAGCATACATGCCAATAAATGACTGGGTACATGGGTTTATTTTAATTAATCAAGGACAAGTTTATCAAAAGGAGGTTATAAATGGAACAGTTATCTGAGGAAACAGTAAATGAAGAAATCATTTACGAGCCATGCGAAACAAGGGGAGAAATTATCCATATTTGCTCGGTATCTTTGGGAGTTTGTGAGGCTTATGACTACTCTATGCAAAGTAGAGAGGACAAGGACAGAATAGATAATATAAGAAGAATGGCTTTGATTCTGACTGAGGGATTTTTAACAGAAATTTATTACGAAAATTATGAAGATTAGTGAGCATATAAGTTACGATGAGGCTACCTTATCACCAACTGCGATTAGAAATGGAATATCTAATCAACCAAATGAACAAGAATTATCCAATATGAAATTGGTTGCAGAAAATTGTTTTGAACCACTCAGAAAAATGTGGGGAAAGCCAATTAAAGTAAACTCATTTTTTAGGAGTCAAAGTTTAAATCAATTAGTTGGAGGAAGTCCATTAAGTCAACACACAAAAGGACAAGCAATAGACATCACTACTGGTACTAAATCAGATAACAAAAAACTATTTGAACTTGCCAAAACTTTAGACTTTGACCAGCTTATATGGGAATATGGAGATTCTACTGGTCCATATTGGGTGCATATTTCTTTTAAAAATAATAATAATAGAAAACAAATTTTAGTAATAAAGTGAACCAGCAAAAAAAAGAAGACATAATCATTTTAATTTTGTGCATCATTTGGGTAAGCTATTTACTATCTACACTACTATGAAATCATTATTGAAATATAAGGCCACACCAGAACAAATTAAAGCCATCGCAGAACACGAATTAAAAAGAAAAAAGTTAGTGGCTGAAGTTGAAAAGGAATGGGAACAAAAACAAAAGACTGGTAATTACTTAAAGAATGGGAAAAGGAAGTAATTTAGCAATTAGTTTATTTATCTTTTTAATCCTTTGTATTGGATTGTTTTATACTAACTGGTATAAGTTTAAGCCTGCCCAACAAATCAGCGATACAACGATTCAGAATAGGTTAAATGATAACCTCAGAATTGATACTATAATTAAGAGATACGATTCTTTAATTTACAAAACCAAGATTAAAACCAATGAAAAAATTATTTATATCTATCTTATTCCTGATAGCGTTTTGCTTGACAGCATCAAGTCAGGACTGCAACAATTTGACTCACTCGGAAATGCGAAAAATACTTTCAATCATGGAGCAGAATAGAAGCATTAGCATAATATCTCACACGCAAAAAGAAGTCATAGAAATTCTTGAACGCAAGGTTACTAACTACCGAGATATAGCCGAGCAATACCAGTATCAAACTAAAAGTTTAGAAAAAGAAAACTCTAAACTTCAATCTAAATTAAAACTTCATCAAAAACTTAGCCTAATTGCTACAACTTCAGCAGTTATTTTAGGCCTGATCATTATTTTTTAAAAAATTAATATCTCTGATTTATAGCACTTTACAAAAAGTGAGGGAATTATTTTGTCTATTTTGTTTACATCTGCTTGCATTTGTAAACAATGATTGTATATTTGTATCACAATAACGCTAACAACTACTTTAAAAAAACTAATTATGGCAACTATTCAAACTATCAAACAAGCATTAATCGAGTACAATTACAGAATCGTTTTTGCTAACAAAACTATGGGTTCTCGTTCTATGCAACAAGACATTGCGGATGACATTTGGGAAGAAAAATTAGCACCATTCATCAAGAACGAAACCATCACTACTTGGGAAAAAGACATTCAAGAGAAAATGCTTAACCCTTATTGCAAATGGGCTATCTCAGAAAAACAAGCCTATTGCTTAGCTCGTGCATTTCAATCAATCAATCAAGATACTATTTCAATAAACTAATAACCACTTAAAAAAATCATTATGAATGCAACTGTAACAATCACGCCAATGCAAAGACACATTAACAATGGAGAAACTAAAGTTTTAGAATTCATCAACAATCGTGAGGCCACTAATTACTTCACTGGTTTATGCGATGAAAAAGGCTATGACTTTGAATTTAATTCAACTGGTGCTGATGCTGGTGGAATAGGTCACGATTATGAAATCACTTTAAATTTAATCTAATGAAAAAACTACTTTATATACTTTTAGCTTTGGCCTTATTCCAGTCAACTGCTTACCTACCTTACAAGTTCTTTTTACCTTTATTGGTAGGCTCAATTCTAATTATTGTTACACAAATCAACCTTTATATTTATGACCGAAAAAAAACGACTACAAAGCTTTAGGCTATCAGAAGAATTAATCAGACAGATTAGTATTCACCAAGACAAAATCAATCAAACCCGATCAGCTTACGAGGGTATCTACACAAAGGATCAACTTGTTACTGATGCAATTAAACAATTTTTAAAATCTAAATAATATGAACAAAATTAAAATCACTTGTGAGGCTTATGGGATTAAGCACTTAGTAGAATTGGATGACGATGCAACCAGCCATGAAATCATGCGAATTTTAGTACAAATGATGCGTTCAATGACTTACGCAGACAAATCAATTTTAGAGGCATTAGAAAACGAAGTAGAAAAGTTAGGAGGTGAACAATGACACTTGAAGAATTTGCAGAAGAAACCATCACTAATTGGTACGCAATGGGTCAAAAAGATTTTCCTACTTGTTTACAACTTGCCGAGAGTTTAGGACTTTGGAACTTTGCTACTGAGCTTAAACAAATGGAGCAAGAGAACCAGCAGAATCATAGAGATTCAATCAATGATTTTAAAGATTTAATTTATCAAATATCAAACCCTTTCAACAATGGATACTAATTATTGCGATTCACCAGTACAATGGTTAGCAAATGAAATAAACGAATTTTGTTTGATTAACCCTTCTCTTAAACCAGCATTTGATAAACTTGTAGAACACGCATTAAAAATGCAGGAAGTTAAAACAAGAATTGACTACCTTAACGGATTTAAAAATTCATCATTAAACAATTTAAACTCATTTGAACTATGAACTTATTTATCAATCGTTTACAAAGGCTAATTAAACTTAGAGAAATAGCCATCTCTGATTCAAACATAGAAAAGAAAATACAAGCTGATCTACTAATTAGGCAAGTATCGGAGCGAATTAACTACTTAACCCACTTTAGATATGAAGAAACAAATTAAGTCTAAATACGCCGAAAAATTGGTAATTAAATTAAGGCAAATTCAAGCAACTAAAGAGCTTGTAGAAGCTTGGCAAATGTACAATCAGGCGAGGCGATTTGTAGACAAGTACGAAACTGAGGAGAATTACTCACAGATGGCTCAGGCACTTGATAACTGGCAAATTAAAAACAATAACTTAGAAAAAATTAACCAAGAAATTAACCAATTTACTAACTTAAAATTCTATGGAAAACTTAACACACTGGAAGAAGCTAACTAATCCAAATTACATAGGATCAGAAATCCTACAACCAAATCAAGAATTAAAGCTTATCATTGAGAAGGTTCAAAAAGAACAAGTTAAAACCGCTGAAGGCACTCAAGAATGTATTGTTGCGTATTTTAAAGGAGGCCAAAAAGGAATGATTATCAATAAGACAAACGCTAAAATCATTACTAAGATACTTGATACTCCTTACATTGAACACTGGGCAGGCAAATCAATTATTATCTATGCTGCTAAAGTTCGTGCATTTGGCGAAATGGTAGAGGCATTAAGGGTAAAAAACCAAAAAGCTTAACTATGTTTGACAACAACAGATTCGGATTAATTACTGGCAGTAAATGCTCAGTACTATTCCCAAAGAGATCAGCCGAGAAAGGTCAGCGAACTTACGCTAAACAATTAGCAAATCAAATGTTCTTTAAATTCTACGATGAAAAAGGAACTTGGCAGACAGAACATGGTCATTTAGCTGAAAGTTCAGCATTTGAGTATTACCAGCAACACTTTTGCAAGGATGCAGAATACCAGCCAACATTTGAAATGTATATGGAATTTGGTGGCTCAGCAGATTGTATAGCTACTGATTGGGGAGTGGACTTTAAATGTCCAACGAGCTTGGAAGCTTGGTTAGATTATCTGCATGAAGGAATAGACGAGCAACAGTACCATCAATGTCAAATGTATATGTTCCTTTACGATCGTCCAGAATGGCATATATGCGCTTACTTACTTGAAACCAACCGAATGAGCGACAATGGCCTAACTTACCCAGTTGATTACGATAAGCGAATGATAATAACTAAGGTTAAAAAAGAGGAAGGCTGGAGCGATTTATTACTTGAACGAGGCGAAACAGTTATTCAAATGAGAAACAAATTTTACAACAATTTAATCCAAAACTTTAGATCATGAAATTTGACAACCCTTTTTTAAAAACACTTGCTAAAAAGTACGATTTCAATGTGCTTGCAGAATGGTCAATTTACATACAAAATGCCAAAGACAAAGACAATTTAAACGAAATTGAAATGATGATTTACGAACTGGCTAAGATTAGCGGATTTACCTTTGAAGACATTAAAGGTAAATGCAGAAAACGAGAGCTTACAGAAGTAAAACACATTGGTAGATACATAGCTTGGAATAACCAACTTGGTTCACTTTCTGAAATCGGACACGCATTTGGTCATAAGGACCATTCAACAATAATCCATTCAAGAGATTTCGTTGATTCTATGTTATCTATCAATCAAAAATCTTTTTTAAACACATTCAACAAATACAAGCACTTACTACATGGGGAAAATCAGTCCCCATCAAATTAGCAAAACTTACAAAAAAAACAACTTTTGATATTATGAAACCAAAATCACAAAAGGCTGCTATATTCAGCCTATTAAATTCAGGACACAAACTTGATTTGATGAAAGCTTTTAAGTTAACTGGAACGATGAAATTAGCTGCAAGAGTTAGCGAATTTAGGAACATAGGCTGCAACATAACTGGAGAGGTTAAGCACTTTAAAACTAAGTTTGGAACGGCAGGTAAGTACATGGAATACTCAATGAAACCTAACAAATCCAGCAAACAACTTAGCAAATACTATGTTAATAACTAATTTTTTACTTACTTTTTGAGCTAACTAATTTTGTTTTGATGTTTGTAGCGGGCATCAAAATTTTTAAAGACATTAAAATATTGCCCGAAGCACCGCTACGCCGAGGGCAATTTTTTTTACATGAAAGATTCATATTATTTTAGTCACGATTATAATTGCAGGACTGATGAAAAAATCAAAAAGTTATTAATGAAACATGGTATGACTGGTTATGGTATTTACTGGTCAATCATTGAAGATTTGTACAATAATGCGAACGCATTGCAAACGGATAGCGAACGCATTGCATACGAATTAAGAACAGATGAATCAATAGTTAAAAGTGTACTAAATGATTTTAACTTATTTGTTTTTGATGGCAATATTTTTAAAAGTTTATCAGTAGAAAAGAGATTAGAGAAAAGAAATGAAATTTCTACAACTGCCACAAAAGCAGCTAATAAGAGATGGGAAAAATACAGACGCAATACGGACGCAATGCAACCGCATAGCGAAAGCAATGCTCCAGCAATGCAAAGGAAAGGAAAGGAAAATAAAGTAAATATAAATAGTGTTTATAGTTTTACAGATTTTTGGGATGACTATGCTAAGAAAGTTGATAGTAAAAAATGTGAAGACAAATTTTATAAATTATCTGAAGACGAAATAGCTAAAATAAAAATTCATATACCTAAATACATAGCCTCAACTCCAGATATTAAATTCCGTAAAAACCCATTAACCTACTTAAATGGTAAATGCTGGATTGATGAAGTTAAAGAACCTGAAATAGAAGAAACAGAACGAGAGTACAATTTAAGAATGTGGAACGAAAGGAGGGGATTATGAATGTAAAAATAATAGATTACTCTAAACGCTCTCAACAATTTGAGGACTATCATAAGTCAGGTGGTACTCAACTTAACTATGCAGGGTTTGAATGCTTTAATGGAGTATTTAAATTCGCTTTGGATGGTGTTACTGATATAACTGGGTTGCCTCATTCAGGGAAAACTGAATTCGCTCTGGAAATTTTGTTTTATCAGTCTGAAGTATTTGGTTTAAGGCACTTACTTTATGCTCCTGATATTGGCTCTTATAACGAAATAAGAAGAAAACTTTTAGTCAAGTATTATCGGAGAAGCTTTAGAGGTTATGAGAATTCAATAAGTAATGCTGAAGTAATTAAAGCTACTGCATGGATTGATACTTACTTTCTAATTGCGCAAAAGGACGACCCTAAAAGACCACTAACTCCAATTGATTTGTGGAATTTTGCTTCAGATTACCAAGATAAGAACGGCTCAATTAATACTTGTTTTATTGATTCTTGGAAAAATTTATTTCATGATATGCAACCATTTGGAGGTAGAGAGGATTTATATTTGGATTATGTTTTAAGCTATCGTAATGAACTTGCAGAGGCTAAATGTAAACACTTTATGACGATTGCACACCCTAAAAAAATGGAAATAATGATGAAGGATGGAAGCAAACCAAAAAGGAGGGTACCAGATTCAGATGACATCAAAGGAGGTAGCGCATGGAATAGTAATGGTAAAGTAATTATTACAGTAGATTACCCAGACAGAAATAAACAAACAGTTGACCTATACTTTAATAAGGTTAAGCCTGATGTATTAGGTAGAGCAAATGTGCTTTTTGAAATGCTTGAATTTGACTGGAGAAAATCAAGGTATTTAGAAGTAATTGAAGGTAAAATATGCTATGCTGGAGAAGGTAAAGAATATAAAGAAAGAGGAGAATTTATTGGATTTGCAGGAATAAACGAAGAAACACCATTTTAACTATGAATATTGAAGAAAATAAAATTTATAATGAGCCTTGCATAGAGACTCTAAAAAGAATGCCAAATGATTTTTTAGATTGTGTAATAACATCTCCACCATATTGGCAATTACGAGATTATGGATATGATGGTCAATGGGGATTAGAGCCAACATTTCAAGAATATCTTGAACATTTATGGGAAATGATGGATGAAATTAAAAGGGTTCTAAAACCTACTGGAACTTGTTGGATTAATTTAGGAGATACTTATGGTACTCAATCAGGAGGTTTAAAAGGTAAAAATACATTTGACCCTAAAAATCCTAAAGCTACATTAAGTATAATTGAACAACCAAAATCTATAAATAAATGTCTTTTATTAATTCCTCATCGTTTTGCAATTGGATGTATTGATAGAGGATGGATAATTCGTAATGATATAATATGGGCAAAAAGAAATGGTATGCCAGAATCTATAAAAGATAGATTTACTAAAAAACACGAATATTTTTTCTTTATGGTAAAAAGTGAAAAATATTATTTTAATTTAGATAGTATTAGAGATAAGCATAAATGTATAAATGATAAAAGGAATGATGGTAATAGACACGAATATTCTGAAAATGTAAAATCTAAAAATAATGAATGGTTAGCAACAAATGCAGTTTCATTTAATACATTAGGTAAAAATCCAGGTTCTGTATCTGATTTTTGGGATATACCAACTAAAGGAAGTAACAATGAACACTATGCAGCTTATAATGATGAGTTAATTCGTAAACCAATTTTAGCTGGATGTCCTGAAGGTGGAATAATTTATGATTCATTTATGGGAACTGGTAGTACAGCTGAAGCATCATTGAGAGCAAATAGAAAATTTATTGGTAGTGAAATGAGTATAAAATATTGTGAAATTGCAGAAAAAAGATTGAAACCATTTTTAATTCAAAATAAACTATTTTAATTATGAACCACTTAGAACGCTACGAATACTACAAGCAACAACAAGAAAGACAATTTAATTTTACTTTAACCAATCACGCAATGGCAGACATTGAACGAAGAATAGGCAGGCGACCTCAAAGAATTCAAGCAGTAATTGACTTGGAAAACTTTTTAAACGATTCAGAAAACAAGATTTCAAAAATACCTAATGAGGCTTTAAGAAACTCCAAACTTGACCAGCTTAAACTACTTTACAAAGTTCACGACACTATTACCCAAATGTTGACTGCCGAAATGTACGCACTAACTAAACTTGATGAGGCTAAGGCTAAGATATTAGAGCTTGAGCAACAGAACTACGATTTAGCAAATAAGATTAATATTCTTGAATTGTAAAAAACTTGTTAAAAACTCTGACACAAATAAATTTAAATTTGTTACAGAATGACACGATGAGCAACCGAAATTATTATATACACTGGTTTTGGCAATGCGAACAAGCACATAGAATACCGTTTATCGTCGGTAAGTTTTAAGTTCTATTAACCGCAGGGAAAGACCTGCAAAACATAGTCAGGTGGCGGAAAGAAGACGCTATGTCAAGTAACTGAATCCTTGAGGCTGCAACCTCGCTGGCAGTAAGTGAAACCATACCAGACGTGGTTACAGGTTCGAGTCCTGTCCTGACTGCACTGCCAATGATGTAGAAAGAGATAGTATCTATTTTAAATTGGTGACAGCTGGAAAGACAGCATACTTTTAAAAAACTAATTAATAAAAATGCTAATTAATATAAACCTTTGTCTAAGCGACATCCCTCAAGACAAAATCTTTACTTCTAAAAATGGAAAGAAGTACTTATCCATTTGCGTAACTGACCGCAAAGAACCTGACCAGTTTGGAAACGATTTAACTGCCTATGTGAACCAATCAAAAGAGGAAAGAGAAGCTAAACAACCTCGTAAATTTATTGGTACTGCTAAGAATTTAAAGAAGACTGCATTAACTGAAAAGAACGATTTACCTTTCTAATGAAAAAGCCATCAACAGAAGTAGTTAGCTTAAAAGAATGGGTAAATAATTATGTTTACAAATGGATTCAGCAACAAGAAAAAAGAATCAAAAATGAAACTAAAAAGCTGCAAAATCTGCAAGGTTAAGTTTGAACCATTAAAACCACTTCAGCAAGTTTGTTCCCCTGCTTGTGCTATCTTTTTGGCTGAAAAAAATAAGGCTAAGAATGAGAAGAAAGAAAAGACCAAGATAAAAAAAGAACTAAGAGAATCAGCTAAGACTATCAGTAGTTACAGAAAGGAACTACAAATCATAATCAACAAGATAGTGCGAGAAATTGATGCAGGATTTAACTGTATTAGTTCTGGCCGACCTTACAAAACAAACGATCAAGCTGGACATTACTACTCGGTTGGGGCTTATCCGAATTTAAGATTTAATCTACACAATATTTATTCGCAATCAGTAGCGGACAACTTATACAAGTCAGGTAACCAAATTGGTTACACAAAAGGGTTAATTAGAGAATTTGGCGAAGAATGGATTAAAATAGTTACTCAATTACCTGAGGAGTATAAAAGTATCAAATTAAGCAAAGAGGATTTAAAAGAGTGCATAGTAAACGCTAAAGACTTTTTAAAGGCAGTACAAGAGTTTAAAAAATCAAATACAATAACTAAATCACATCGAATCTATTTAAGGAATAGAGGCAATCAAATAATAGGAATTTACACCGAATAAATTAAAACAATATGAACAACAGAACTAAAAATTTAATTGAGGCTATCCAAAAGAGAGCAGCCGACATGAACCAAACTGATTATGCTGACTTGAATAAAGCAGTAGCAACCTTTGTAATGGAGCTTTTAAACGGCTCAACTAAAACCCACATTACTCACTTATTAGTTACTGGTACTGGTAGCTTTGCAGCACATAAAGCTTTAGGAGAGTTCTATGATGAAGTAATTGAACACGCTGATAGTATTGCTGAGCAGTATCAAGGTGCAAGTGAAACGCTATTAAACTTTACCGATGCTATTAGTATTCCAATCATTACTACTAAGGAACAAGCAATAACTTATTTAAGAGAGTTGCACGCTAATACTACTATGCTACAATCTATTATGCCTTATAGCGAGATAGTAAACGAATTAGATAGCTTAAAGTCTTTGATTGACTCAACCAAGTATAAGCTTATCTTCCTTGCATAGGTGAAGCCGTTAAAACCATTTTGGAATCCAAAGCCTAAGCCATTTGAAGGATACGAGGATAAAAACAATTCGTTCTATACCTCTACCTTGTGGCGAAAGCTAAGAGAATCTGTTATACATAGAGATAAAAATATTTGTCAAATGTGTGAACAACCAATAGAGCGAAGCGGTAGGCCAGCGCAAGTAGACCACATCAAACCAATTAACAAGGGAGGCGAAAGTATTGACCCAGCCAACCTACAAACCCTATGCTATAAGTGCCATGCAATTAAGACAAGTAAGGATAAGTAATCCCCGTAGGGGTATATGGCGATTTTAGGTAAAACACCCAAAC